GAGGTAAACATGAAAAAGAAAGTAAATAAAACTGAAGAGGTATTGAAGCACCTTAAAAAGAAAGGCGAGATAGATAGCTGGACAGCAATCACAAAGTTCAAGGCAACAAGATTGTCGGCTATCATCTTTAATCTTAAAGCTAGGGGTTATAAGATAACTACTAGAGATGAGATTAATAAAGAGACTCAATGCAGGTATGTGGTATACATGCTTGAGTATAATACAGGTGGGAGAAAATGAGAGTAACCTATGAAGAACACGGTGATATTAAAACAGAAGACATTGATGAATACGGAGACAAAATTATGAGTAAATTTGCTAACGGAAAATACTTTGAAGTAATAGAAGAGATACAAAGCTCAGGCGAGGATTACAGTAGAGCATATGCTGTTAAATTATTAATAGATGTGGGCATGAGCATGAGTGAGGTAACTGACTTCCTTGATGAATTGGAGCAAAGGTGGGACATGGAAGCTGAAGGTCTTGCAGAACAACAAAGGGAGCAAGAACATAGCTAAGAAACCTAATCTTGCTAAACGGAAACACTATCAAGCAGTGGTGTCGGTAGGCTGTATCGTCTGCCGACTTCACTATGGGGTTCATTCTGACCCATGTATACATCATCTGACTGGAGCTGGTATGGGGAAGCGTGATGAAGATAGAGTGATAGGGCTGTGCCATGAACATCACCAAGGAAACACTGGGGTACATCACAACACCAAGGTTTTTGAAAAGAAGTTTGGGACGCAAGAATATCTACTAGAGGAAATGAATAAATTAATAATCAAATGATGTTTGATTATTTGTTTGTTTTACTATACTATAGTAGGAAATAAACACCTTCCGTGGTGGGAGGATTTAAGGGTAGGCAGACCATAAGCTGTCTACCCAAATCAAAGTAACGGAGGTTACATAATGAGTAAACTATTAACAGCATTGAACGAGTTTCAAAAACTTAGCGTCAGTGCATCTAAAGGTGGTACTAACCCACACTTTAAATCGGAGTACAGTACATTGGAAAATGTGATTAGTGCAGTCAACCAAGGCAGTCAGTTTGGTCTTGTATTTACACAAGAGGTAAACTTTACAGATGACATGCAAGTCTTTGTAGAAACCAGCATAAGACATATTGATACTGCTGAATCTATTAAATGTAAAGTGCCAGTCTTTTGCAAAGACATGACTAACCCACATCAACTAGGGTCAGGCATAACCTATGCAAAAAGATATGGACTACAATCTTTGTACGGTCTTCCTTCAGAGGATGATGACGGCAACAAAGCTGTGGGCAACAGTCCCAGTGGGAAGGCTGTCAATGATAAGCCAAAGAAAGTTGTAGATAATAAAACTAAAAAAGATATAGGGGGAGACCTTGAGCAATTAGAAAAGAATCTAAAGCAAGGCAAACCTATGGGAGTAGAGGAACTTGGGCAAAGTATATAACCTAAGAGCCAGTATGATTTCTAGGGTGATAGGCATGGATGCTTATTGCTCTAGGCAAAATCACTTCGAGATACTGGTCGGTAATAAAGAAGACAAGCCTGTCAATGAAGAGTATGTAGCACACGGTAATGAGTGCGAGAAGTACGGTATAGCACAGGTAATGATAACAACAGGTGAGCTGGTTCGTAACTGTGGTAGCGAATTGTTAGGTGAGCAGATAAACACAGAGCATCCTATTGAAGCACCTTATCTATATGGTATGCAAGGATATGAGGAAAGAAAGCATAGTGCGTTTAAATTAATACCCTCATCTTTCGGCAAGGATGTAAAAATTAATTTATCCTGTACGCCTGACGGTTACATAGGAGAAGAAAGTTTGGTGGAAGTTAAAGCACCTTACTTTGTTCAGGATGATTTTGATAAGTACATCCAAAGGTATTTACCTCAAGTATATTTTCAACAATTCTTAACAAATAGAAAACATACTTACTTCTGTATATACCAAATGAACAACTCTAAAGTTTTTAGTATTCCTTATAACAAGGATTATGTAGATAACTTTATGCTTCCAAAAGTAATAGAGTTTGCTACTTATCTTTGCATGAGTGAGCTAGATAAAAACTTCAAGACTAAAAGGAACAGCAAGGAAGACTTTATATACAAAGGTAAATGTCCTTACACAGAGATTACTAATGTAAAGAAGGTGGCTAATGTTTAAACTACCTCAGTTAGAATTGGAACAAGCCCTAGACTACCACGCTAAACTGGTAGAACTTAGGGCTAAAGCTACTGCTGATGTATATAAATACACAAAGAAAAGGGAGGTTGCCTTCTCTTTAGCTTTAATTAATACGACTGAATTGAAAGCAACGCAACCCATGAGAGAAGCAATAGCAAACACAGATGAAGACGTTATTAAATATAACGACTTGATTGCTGATGCAAAAGAATCCGAGTCATTAACGACTGGAAAAATAAATAACCTGGAACACAAGCTCAGACTCTTTCAAACTGTAAGTGCAAATGAAAGAAGAGAGAAAGGGTTCTATCAACAGAACGGAGACTAACATGAAAATACTTATGTGGGATGCAGATAAAAATAAAAAAAACATACTTGATATTAGTATGTCTAGTAGAAGAGAACGAAGATTAGTTTATATAATAAACACACATCATCAGTTAGCGGAGGATATTTCGGCTGTTAATAATATAGATATGATAAATGATTTTTGTAAACATTATTGTTCTAAACTTAAATACCTTGGACCTATCGATAATAGCATAGAGGTTGGGCAACCTGTGGAAGAACTTATAAATGAGGTTGTTAAAACAACCGAGCCTGTGGAAGAACCATATATAAAAGCAACGCTAATACCTGAAAAAAACAAAATGAATTAACAATAGGAGACTAAACCAATGGACAAAATAACAATTAAATTATTTTTTAATGAAGTATACAACGATGTTATATCGGTGTTATTTAAACAGATGAACATACACAAGGAGACTGAGGGTACTAACCCTAAGCCTATAGGAAGCAATGCAAAGTTTACAGCATATGAAGACTTTGTTATAAAGAAAGGAGAGACTTATGACATCTCTTTATGGGGACAGTTTGATGAGGACAAAGGATATCAGTCAGCAAACATACAAATAAAAAATGCAAAGGAGTAATCAATGGCAAAGGATTGGAAAGCAAACTGGGACAGGTGGTACGGAAACCCTGAGAACCGTGCCAAGAAACTTGCATACTCTTTGAAGAGGTATAATGAAAAGAAAGAGTTTCTTTTAGAACAAAAGAAAAAAAGAATTGCTAGTGAAACACCTGAACAAAGAGAAGACAGGCTTAAAAAAATGCGTGAGTATTCTAGCCAAAGATACAAAGCAAAGACTGTAAAGGAGTTAGAAGACAACGAATGAACTGTTGGCACTGCAACACGGAACTAATATGGGGAGGAGACCATGATGTTGAAGATAGTGAGGAACATTCTATCGTAACAAACCTATCATGCCCCAACTGTGGTTCTTATGTAGAAGTTTATTATCCAAAGGAGGATTCAAATGAAACTAGAAATGCTGACACTACTACTACCTAAGACGGTAGACATGACAGCGATAGGCATGGGTAAGTCTCACGACAGTGTTACTGCTGAGGATATTAATACTGCCTTGGCTTATTCAAACCTGAGTAAAGATGAGGTAGCTATTATCATGGCTAAGTTTTTAAATGACAATCAATCCAGGTCAGATTTGTTTTATTCTTTTTATACAAATGCGTTGGATATTTTTAAAGGCGTAGAGTTAAAGAAGGGAGACAATATAATCAGAACTATTATTGATTGCTGTCTTGTTGAATCTTTATTACAGGCGTGTCCGTTTTGTAATGGGGTGGGGCAGAATGTATTTAATAATACGATAGAAAAATGTAACCATTGCAAAGACGGTATGTTTATCTTTGATGATGATTCAAGAATGATAATGATGGATTTAGATATGCCTACATTTAAAACCATTAAGAATGGTTATGATAAAATTATGTTAAAACTTAGAGACCTTGAAGATTCAGCGTTAGAAAAACTTAATGCTTAACTTTAACTTCCTCGTCTTCATCTTCTACAGGTATAGCAGGTATACCTTCGGCTAAGTCAGGTGCAATGCTTGGCATCTTAGTCATTAGAGTTCTTAACTCTTTGACTAGTTCTTCATCTGTCTTAGAACTTACATCATCAACGCTTAGGTTAATGTTTTGTTGTGAGTAATTCCCTAGCTCAAGCAATAGTTTTGCCGTGTTAAGTTTGACCGAGTCTTGTTCTGAGTTGACCAACAAATCTTTTAACACATTGATTGCTAGACTAGAGGTAGAAGTAATCTTTAATTCATTGATACTTCTTATTTCTTTATCATACTTTTTCTTTAGCCAATAGCCATGCTGACTTGGGTTCTTTGTATACCCTGCTTTCTTTGCTGATGCTGTTGCGTTAGACACTGTGTCTCCACTGGTCATGTATTCAACAAACATCTTTTCTTTTTTTTCGTCTGCTACTCTCATCTTATTGTCCTAATGGGTTGTCTGACCTTGCTTTCATCTCATTAACTTTAGCATTTAATACTGCTATCTCAGCTTTGTTAATGGCAATGTCTGCTGTCAACGGTTTAATATCTACTGATTGTTTAGATTCTAGTACCTGTACTCTCTCTATTAACTTGCCCTGGAATATAGCAAACCCAAGCAATGTAATTATGAGTGAGCCTATCCCAAGCCATTCTTTAACTCCCATATTAATATCCTCTTATTTGTTTTAAATGTTCTTGTGTTCTTATAACTTCATCAATACTTTTCTGAATGTTTGTTTGACGTTGTGCCATAGAGTCGTTGTAAACACTTTGATTCTCAACATATATATCTCGCAAATCAACATATTCTCTTTGGTCATCATAACTACCTCCATCAATATTTAATTGATTGTTAAATATATTATTGTTGGTTTTACTATAACTGTCAAGAGACACTGGGCTTTGCATTGCTTTAGCTACTATCAATGAAGTAGCAATTAACCTTTGGTCTACTCGCTTAATAGTTTCGTTGACTTTCTTTTCTATAGCTTCTATTGAAATAGTTTCAGTATTGACTGTAGTGTTTCCACTATCCCTGCTTTCTTCCACCTCATTATCTCGGCTTTCGAGGGCATCTTCTCTTGAAGCAACTGTCTCAGTTCCTCCATTTCCTGATTCACTATCTGTTGTTTCTCCTTCTCCGACAGCTTCATTTACTTCTTCAGAAGCGACTGTAGTTTCTGCTTCAGGTTCAGGAGTATTGCTCTCAGTCTGTTCCACAGCTTCAGGTGTAGACTCTGCGACTGTGCTTTCTTCTCTAGACTCTGTAGTAATTCTTTCTTCGTTTTCTCTTGGTGCAGATTCATTTCCTGTTCCTGCTGTTTCTTCAACGCTTGTTCTTTCTTTAGCTCCTCCTCCAACTTCTTCAAGTGGAGTTTCTCGCTGAGAGATTCTGCTAGAGTTTGGGGTTTGTTCTTCTGCAAAGAACTCTTGTATGACTTCGCTTGTTGGCGTGTTGTTGAAACTTTCTGTTGTTTCAATTCTTTCTTCAAAGCCTTGGATTTCTGTTGAGAATGTTTCGATGGTCTTGGGTTCTTCATATGCTACCTCCATAGGTATTTCTTTGAACACGTTAATTGTTCCTATATTAATTTCTTCTTTAGCTATCTCTTCAATGTATATTTCTTCAAAGACCTGGATAACTGGTTCTTCGTACACTTCAAAAACAAACTCTTCTATTGGTATAAACTCTACCGTTTCTATTTCATTAAACAATACTTCCTCTATCTCTTGAAAGGTAGTGGTAATATGTAAGGTCTGTGTAGCTGACAATACTGTATCATCGTATGTCATTGTTACTGAAACATTATCTATATTAGGACCACCAAGATTAGCAGGACTATTAGCGTCAGACCCACTAATAAAAAGATTTCCAATGTTGCTACCAGTACCTGTATACGAGACACTATCTTCAAAATCTTTGCCATTAATTCCTGTAACATTAGTTCTCTCCTGTGTTGTAACAGACAAGATGTTGTTATCTGAATCTCTTATCTGTAGTCTTATTGTAAAGGTATCTGCACCACCTGTTCCACCCCAACAACCTGAGACACCACATTCTCCATTCTGTACTAGGACACTAGAGTTCAAAGTTATGCCGTTGTTAAGCATTGGCTGTGTTATATCATCTGATATGAGGGCAAATGATTGTTCGATACTGCCACTATCTCCAAACTCTAGGTCGTAATTACTACCACAACAGTCGCCTAGTACCTGAACATCTCCTGATGTAGTCCAGTTATTGCTGTTATTGTTTTCAAACGTACCATTTATAATTAAGTTCCCAGTCGTTTGACTGTCTGCTAAAACCATTAACGGAAATAATAAAGGTATTAAATATTTCATTGTCTTTCAGGCAAGTATATTTCTTGCTCATTGCTCCCATAAACTGTCATTGGTCCTAAAGTAACTGAGTGTGTAGCACAACCAGTTATTATTAAAGATAGTAGTATTGCTCTAATCATTCCAGGTCATACTCGGTTTAGTGTTGTATGTTTTTTGTTTTGTTCTGTGGAATCCACCAACTTCTTCCCACCTTTTCTTTGCAGCTTCACCAATTAATCCATCAATCGGACAGTATGTGGCACTTGAAGCCATTGCTAACCATACATTCTCATCTTGACACATTAAAGATATTGCTGCGACTTTCATACCTAGTTTAGCTAAGACTGATACAGACTTTCTCCTTTCACAGTTAGGGTCAGTGTAATAACTACCGTATGTACCACTGAATCCGATGACTGTAATTCCTGCTGCTAATGGTATAACACAGGAGTCCTGCCCATATACACTCATAGCAGGGGCTGAGGAGCTGTTTACGGCTGTTTTAGTATTGGTGTTGTTGTTGGTACTGTTCGTAGTGGTTGTATTGCTAGATGAGCCTGATTGATATGTTGTGCTGGATTCGTACCCACCAGTGATTGCTGTGTTAGAACCTGCATTGTTAGACTGTGTGTTGGTTGTTGCACCTGATGAGGTTACATCGCCTAATGCGTCAGCTATTCCGAGAACTAAAATAGTAAGCAAGAGAATAACCGTACATTCTTTTACCATTTTTTGCATGACCAGTATCTCGCTGTTAATTTAGATTTAGCAGTATCGCACTTGTGTCTTGCTCTAAAAGATTTTCGTCTTGAGGGTATGTTCTTTTTAATAGTCATGTTGGCATCGCCAAACCTTATTAGTTTGATAGTGCTACCTTCTTTAGCTAGGACAGCAAACTTCTTGCCACCTTTCCTTGACCTCTTGGGTTTATTGTACCCTGAAAATTTTTCACCTGCTCTTTCGATTGCCATAATTATTTCCTTGTTAGTGAGCCACCAAAGTATAGCCCTATAATTGAGAAGATTGTGTGTGATTGTAAGTTAGTTATAAAGATTGTATTGCCTTCTTGGAAGTATGAAGTCTCATAAGTTGAACCAAATATCCACCAACCACTGTCTGCTTCGGTTACAATTTGGTATGCCACATTAACATCAGTAAAGATTGGAGCAACGATTGGTACTACAATAATACTAAATACACACATCAAGGCTATCCATCTCCTTGTGTGCTTAGTGTGAGGGTCAGAGACTGCTCTAGCTTTATCGGTTTGTTTGGCTGCAAAGTTTGCTCTAGCCATTAACATTTTTTCTCTTTCAGCTTCAGCCTGTCCTTTCTGTGCCATGATAGACATAACACCACCTAATACGGTGGACGCTAACATGCTTAATAATTCCATGGGTATCATTCTGATAACTCCTCTAGTTCTCTAGTAAATCTTTGTCTTAAATCCATAAACTCTTTTTGGTATTCTTCAAAGTCAATTAATCCTTTCATTCTTTGTTTTTCTAAATCTTTGATTCCTTTTGAAAACTGGCTTTGTAATGACTTTAACTCTTTACCTCTAAGGTTTTGCAGCCTTGGTATATCAGCTGTGTTAATAGTTAAACCAAAGGTACTAGCTATTGCTTCAACAGGACTTAAAGGGTCTGATAAAGTTTGGTATTCATCAGACAATGACTGTGTAATTTTTTGAGAAGCAGGGTTTAAGTTAGCTCCAAATCCAAGGACAGCTTCAGTCGCTGCACCAACTGGTACATTAGGAATAAATCCTTTGCCAAATTCTGCTGCTCTATTTCCAAATTTTTCAAATGCGTTCATTCCCATTTCATTGTATTGTTTCCCTGTAAAAGGGTCTCTTCCAATAAGAAATTTATTAAAAGCGTCATATGCTGGACCACCAGGTTGCACTGCTGTTGCTAAATAAGGAATAGATGTATTCATGTCTCCTCCTACTTCAAACACATCACCACCTGGAAGTTTACGATTAAAGTCAAAGTATTTAGCTCCACCATTTTCCCCATTATAAGGAAGTCTTATATTAGAATTGACCATAAAAGAAAGTCCAAACGCTTGTTTGTTTCTAAAGTCTTGCATTAAAGCCCTTTCTCTTTCTTCTTCAACCTTCGTAGAACCTGCACCCAACCTGCCTATCTCATTTATTCCATAGCCTAACGCCCCAAGAACTGCAAATTTTTCAGGTCTAACAACAGCTGTTTCTAGTAACAAAGGAACAACCCTGTAACTGTAAGACAAAAAGGGAACCATGGTATTTCTTAAAGCATTTATTTGTGGAGACTTAATATCGTAATCAATAAAATATTTTAAGGCATCGTTTGATGCTTCTTGTTTAGTATAAAGCTGGTTTGTCTTAGGATTAATTTGTTTTAACCTAGATTTGTATAAACCTAGTCTAAAAATTTTATCTTCGAGTTGGTAAACATCAGACATTGGTCGGTCTATATATTTTCCATAAATGTTTTTTGCATTAGATAATTGTTTTTTTGTAGTATCTAAAGCTGAGTCCATAAAGTTCCCTGTCTTTTGTGCATCTGTTGTATCAAAAGAATTAATATACTGGGGTATTTTCATTTGTTGTCGTAATTCAGCACTGACCATATCACCACTTAATCCACCATATTTATATAAATCTAACAAGTCTTCGGACAAATCTTCTTTTTTTATTTTGCCTGTTTCAAATCTTGTAATGTTTAAAAAATCTTTCCTTGCTGCTGCAAACGCTTTCCAACTTCCGTTAGCCATATAAAACATAGAGAAGTTTGCAACAAGATTGTTCATATGAACAGCAGGGTTTAGTACAGTCTTTGTTTTTTTCCAAAAACTTAAAGTTTCAAACCATTTTTTTGCCATACCTTTTTGGTATTTTTCAGACCTTAATTCATTTAAAAGTTTTAAATCTCTTAACGTGTCTCTAGTTACTAATTGACCAGCAAGTTTACCGTATTCAAAATTGTCCGTACCCTTTACTTTAGTTTTAGGGACAGGAAGCAAATCATTACCACTTTCTTGATTACCTCTTTGTTTGCCATCTCTGAAAGAATTGTTTACATCACTTTTTATTTCGTTTGTTTTTTTCTTTAAGGCTTTTCTTTCTAAGTTTATTTGTTTTCTTATTTTATCTACAGCCCCAGCTGCTGTGTCTTGTCCTGATACATACCTATCATAATAATCTTGTTTTCTTGTTATTCTTTTACCACCTTCAGGAACTTGTTGTGGAGATATTTTTTTGTTTCCGTAAGGAGTAACTCTTTCTTTATACTTGCCGTAAAACAAACCGTCTTTAACAACCTCTATGTCTTCACGCCCTGTAAAAGATTCAGGTACTCTGTTAATTCCTTGTTGCGATAATCTTATGTCGTTGAGTTGTTGCTCTAAAGACATAATGCTGTCATCGGTATAATCTAAAATTGTTTCGCCTTTTGAGTTTACTCTTGAAAATTGTTGTATGTTTCCGTTTTCACGATAAGCTATTTTAGTTAAATCATCTTTAGTAAATACATATCCTTTTACTCTTCCTAAATCAAAAGTAGATTGATACAGCTTACCAAGACCCACCGTTGTGTTTAACTCTTTCATGGTTCTTACGATAGCTAACGAAGCATCCTCAATCTCCCCCATTGCTTTTCTTTGCTCTCTTGTTAATTGAACATGAACGTCATACTTTCCATCAACTTCTTTACCTGAACTGTCTTTAGCTTTTTTAACAACAACGCCATAGTTAGAAGGTTGGTCTAAATTATCTACTCCTTTTACAAAATCAGGGTCGGCTTCTTGTTCTACTCTATTAATTAATTTTCCATTCTTGCTTACATCATCATCAGCCAAGCTTTTCATTGAGTTATCAAAGCTGTATCGTTTTTCAAAATCGTTTTTTATTTTATAATCTGTTTTTCTTTCTGCTCTTAGCCCAGGCACAATTTTTGCTAGTGTGTCTGCTGATACATTTGAAGCGTGTAATGTACCTCTTCCCATTAAACCATCTCCTTTAATGGAAGCTAATGTTTTTTTAAATTTACTTGCTGCTTCTGTGCCTTTGTTTTGTTTAGTATAATCGTATGCACGGTTTAAGTATGTGCCTAAGTTTGTTTGGAAAACATCATCGTCCAATAAACCTGAAAGTCTAAGGTCTTCACCTAATTCTCTAAAGGCTTTAACTTTGTCTGCATTTAAAGATAATATTTTATCAACCGTAGCACCACTAATGTTGTCAGCCATTCCTAAATCTTCTTGTCTTGCTGCTTGTTCAGGTGTTAATTTGCCACCCTTACTCAAACTAATTAATAAATCTTCGTCTAAATCTCCACTAAATAATTGATATGCTAATTTTTTTTCAGCCTGATTAAAGCCCTCCATTCCTTTGTGTAAATTAGCAAGACTAGATTGATGTAACTGAACAGTTCCTTTCATTTTATTCCAGTTATTATAAACATCAGCGTTCATGTGTATTTCAGGATTAACAGCATATAAAATTTTATTGCCAAATTCTGTCTTTGAAACATTATCGCCTACTTTTTTACCTGCTAAAAAAGCAAGTGCAGTCAAACCTGTGTTAAGTGCATATTCTCCAGCTGAATTACCGTCTTCAATAAAAGTAGCTGCTGTCCCTGCACCCACTGCACCAGCTGTGTAACCTAAAGGGTCTCTTGAAAGTTTGTTCCAAAAAGGTAATCCAACTCTTTTTACATATGAATCTTTCAAAGTCATTTGTTCTTCAAAGTTTCCTTGTTTTAATTGTTCTGCTTTGTCTTCGTTGTTTCTAATTTTACTGGCTCTGTTAAGTTCGGCAACTTGAACATCTGTTAAACCTTGTGGACCAACAGGAACAATAGGGTCTTGCTCTCCAAACCTAAACGCTTTCCTACCTGCTAAACCTATAGCACCTGATATAACACCACCACCTGCTGCACCTAAACCAGTTTGATATAATTTTTGTTCCCAAAACTCTGCGTTCTTGTCATACATTTCTTCATCGGTATAACCAGCTGCTCCAAATACAGCTCCATATTTAATACCCATCTTAGTCATATCGTAAACAGATTTTGCTTTAGCAACAGGAATAACCCAGCCAAAAGGGTCAGCAACAACACCACCCATATAAGATGCTAATGCTGCTTTTCCATATGATTTATTAGCAAATATTCTGTTAAGTTTTTGCTGGTCGTTTTTCATCTCTTGTTCGTTTATTCCAACAAGTTGTTTTAAACCACGGTAAGTATCTGCAAACCCCATTGATGCTGCAAACTGCATAGCTTCTGCTTGTGAGCCAATGCCTTCTACATCGCCAGGAGTTGTGCCAATATTTAATTCATTTACATTAGAGTATTCGCTTGGTGCAAATTCTTTATCAAAAATATTATTTACAGAAGTATTATCTACAACTGGTTTTTCTTCTTTTAATCCATCAAATATTTGGGTTATGCCTGATGCCATATTTTATTCTCCAAATCTTTCTTCGTATTGAGCTACGCTATCTTCCCATTCCCAGTTAAGACCTACAGCTTTTCTGTCTTTAACAGCTTCAATATGTGCAAACTTTAATTTATCAAACATACCATCATCAGCTAAATACAATCCATAAAGTTTGTTTTTAAATAATTCAGGTGATGGTGGGGTAATTCCTGCTGTTGTTAAATCTTTGTCTTTTTGAGTTACTGTTCCTGTTATAGGGTCTTTTTGAAAATAAAGTTTATCATATGCAGATAAAGCATCTTTACCTATAGACCTAAGTTCTTTGGCTGCTGCTGTTTTTGCTTTAGTTGCCGTAGTTCCTGCTGTTGCTAACGTTTTGACTTGAGCTGCTGCGTCAGTTGATACATCTTTTAAAACTCTACTGGCTTTATCGTATTCATTTTCTCCCATTCGAGTCCTGCCAAGTAAACCAATCCCTGCTCTAAGTAAGGCAGCGTTTTGAATAGCAGCCAACATTTTTGCAGGGTCATTGACCTGCGATGATGGGGCTAATATACCACCTAATCCTTCTGCAAATTCTTTTAGTTTATCTTCTGCCATTCTTATCTCCTGTATCTAGCATATAAATCTTCATCTTGTATTTTAGCTCCTGCTACAGCAGGGGTAATTCCTGGTGTAATTGCTGGTGTAACATTGCTTTGCGTTTGACTGCCACTATTAACCATGCCTAATATTTTTAATAAAGACATATAATCCATACCACTTGTTGTTTCTGCTGCTGCTGCTGCTTTAGATAAATTTTCAGTACCTTTTCCTTTTACTCCTAAATTGCTAAGAACTTCTTTAACATCAGGATTTAAGTTTTGTAACGGAGGAACTTGTGGTGCTTGATAAGCCATTGCTGCTCCTGTATTTTTAGGTAAATCAACTAACAAACCTTGGTTAAAAAAAGTTTCTGCCATAGATGGGTTTTCTAAAACCATTTTAGCATAACCTTCATCAAAACCTCTGTTCATTAAATTCATTATGTTTTGATTATATATTTGTCTTTCAGGTGTCATTGCCTGAACTTCAGGTCTTGCGTTTGGTGCAAGTGTTGGGTTAATTTTTTCTTCTTCTGTCTTAAACAAAGACCATGTCATTGGATTGTAATAACTCATAATATCTCCTTAATTAATCAAACATACTGGCTAATGCTACTGCTGCTGCTACATATGGTGCTGCTGCTACTGCTCCAGTTGCTCCTGCTGTAACAGTTGCTCCACCTACTCCTGCTGTAGTTGCTGCTGTTCCACCTAATGCTCCACTTGATAATGCCCCATATGTGCCATATCCCATTAACCCTGCACCGATTGCTTTCTGTCCAAAGCTAGGCTCTCCACCTTGAGCCGTAGTAGTGCTACCACCTGGCAGTATATTACTTCCTGCAATGTTAGAGTATCTTGTTAGTGCTTCGTCAGGAGCTTGTTGTGCAAATTCAAATCTTGCTCTTGCTTCATCAATCGCTTGTTGTTGTCTTGCTTGTTCAGCCGTACCTAACGCTCCCAACTGCATAGCTGGTGCTGTGATAGCTTGTTGTGATTGTGGAGCTATCGTTAAGGCTTTTAACTGATTAGCTTGTGCGTCTCTATAAGCATCACTATACATCGTTGAAGTTATATCACCTGCTTTTTGCAAGTAATCTCCTATAACCCCTTGTTCTAATATTGCTTGTCGTGTGCCACCTAATTGTCCTGCACCTGTTGCATCTCTTCTTGCTTGTTGTAATAAACCTTGTGCTTGAGAATAAACTGGACGCAATGCTGCTTCGGCAGCTCCTGCTAAGTATGGATTACTGGCTAGATTTTGTGGGGACATTAAGCTGTAGTTTTGAGCTGCTGCTATATTGTCAGCCAGTGCTTGTTGTGGAACAAGATTGGCTCTGAGTTGTTGTTCAGCAACCTCCATGTCCTCGGTTAGCCCTGCATAAGTTTGACCAGGGAAAAACTGTTGTGGTCCTTGGTTATATCTAGCCTGAGCTTGTTGATATATATCTTCTATATACGGAGCTTGTTGTGGCGAAGGTAACGCCATAGTGGTTTGTGTACCACCTCCACTTGATTTACCCATAATATTTACCTCTAATGTTTAACTAATAATTCTTTTGCGAGAACCGTGTAAGTATTTTCATACCCAAACTTCTCTAATTTTTTTGCAAAACCTTTTCGACAACATGTCTCTATAGCTTCGCACCCATTTTCTAACGCCCAAGTCTCTAAAGTATTCAACCAATCTTCAACCCATTCATCTAAATCTTTACCACCTAGCGTAACTATACGACAGGTAGTTCTTCTTGGGTATTGGATTATTTCTGTAGTTAATACAGAAACTATTTCTTTATCATCGTTGCTTAGAATCCATAACTGCATTTCTTGATTTTTAATCTTGTGATAAATGTCGTGTGTATTCTGTTCTTCTTTACCTCTTGAGTTACCCATTGCTATATAGGGTTCACAGTCATCCCATACATGAGGTAACAATTCAGGCAAGACTCCTGATATATATATCATCCGAGTTTCACCCAACTACCAGCAGCGTTTCTAAAGTATACGCCTTCTCCACTGCCTGGGTTAAAGTTTGAGCCATCTGCATACACAATGTCTCCTTGTTTAATTCTTGCTGGAGCTACGTTTTTAACCTCTACAAATGTGGTAGGGTTTTCTTGTAATGCTCCTTGTAATTTTGTAAGTTCTTGAAAGATGTATTGTGGCAAATCTTCAGGGTTGCTCGGTACTGGGTTAGGTACATACTTAGGTGCTTCAGACATTATCTACCTCCTAATACTTCATATTCTATATCATATCCGTTTAATTCAAAAGTTGTAGCTGTTGTGTTTTGAAACTTGATAGCTATGTATTTACCTGTGGCTCTAGCATCTACTTTGTTTTGAGAGTTTGGGTTAATGCTTTGTTGTGTTTTATAAGTATAAGTTCCGTTAGGACTCATTGAGCTGCCTACAAATATTTCGGCACTTCCTGTTCCTGCAAACCTTGGAGTAACCTTTCTAACTTGTACTACCGTGTTTGGGTTATTATCAAGGACTAAACCTTTCCTTTCTAACAACATAGTAAAATTTCTTCCTGCAAAATCAAACCCTTGGTCTGCTCTGTATAATCTAGTATCGCTTGTACCTGCCATTAACATGCTGGTCTCTGTAGGATTGTAGGCTCTTTCTCCCCATGATTCAGTTGTGCTGTAAGCGTCCCAGCTTTGTGATTGACCTGACCATAAAATGCTAGTGCTTCCGTCTGAGGTAGGACTAACTACTCCAAGCCCTATCCCAAGTATTCCTGGTAAATCTCTAAAGCTAAACGCAGAAGTATTATAGTTATAAATCAATGCTTTATTGCAGAATGTTGAACCGACTGTTGGGTATGAAACCCATATCTCTCCCTTCTGTATGTTATGAGCTACAAAAGTATTAGCATAGTTTGTGCCATCTATCTCGTCAAACAATGTTCTTTTGATTACATCACTGGCTATAGATTTTTTAGACACACCATCGTGTACTATAATGTCTCCATTAGTTACCACAAAATGTTTTCCGTTAAATTCACAAGCACAGTTCTTAGATAAAATACCTGTGTCATCAAATAATTTTTGGAAACTAAAAACTAAGTTACCTCCAATATAATTCATTATCCATGTAGTCTTTTCTTTATATATAACAAAAGATTGTTTAAGTGCAAATCCATCTACAATAAAATCTCCATTGTCTCCGATAGTTGTAGCACCTGCGTCATTCGTAGCCCCTGCTGTCCATGTGCTAGGCAATGCGTTATTCTCTGCTGCATCTCCCCATCTAACTTTGTTTGGAAAATTTACAGAAGACTCTGTTAAGTTTAATGATATTAAATAATTACCATAAGGTCTTATTGCTTTACATACTGTGTTTGCTGCCCAATTAGTTAAATCACTAAAGTTATTTGAGCCTGTGTTAGCTAAACATTGGGGGTCATCTACTCCGTTATTGAAAATAGGTAGACCGTTAAATATTGATACATCCCAATTACCTTGAGCTGTTAAGTTTGTAGAGTAATCTCCACCTGATGTTCTAGTAAAATCAGTATGTGTTGAGCCATCTGTTCTGTATATCTTTGCAGTCCCTGCATAAAACCAATAGTTGTTTTGTCCTGTTGCCCAGTTTAATACTTGATAAGGTGCTACTGTAGGATTCGCTACTGGAAAAGGATTGTCATGACCTGATATTTTTTTAGCTGCACCGTCTTCAAATCTTGCGTTCTCTGTATGAGAAAAAAACTCAGGAGGTAAGGTTGTAGGGTTTGAATCTTTAACCATTCCTTTAGGAGTATTTGATTGAAATATAGGCATTACGCAGTTCTTCTCCACATATATGCAACGATGTATGGTTGAACAATAGTATGTGCTGAACCACTACCTGTAGCTGCTGTAGTAAAAGTTTCACCACTAGATGTGCTGTCAGGAAATAAAGCGTGGTCATTAGAACTTCCACCATTTTCTGATGAAGGAATACTTACTGTATGTGTATGTGATGGTAATTCAGCAGTTGTTAAAGTATGTGTTTTAGAACCACCAGTTTCTTGTAGTGCATCAAAATCACTATCACTGGCATCATACCCTACAATTACTTTACCTGTTCCAAAAGATACCCATGTTCCAAATCCTAATAAAGTTCCAGGATTAGTTGTAACAGCAGCATTAATATAAATAGAACCTACTGGATATACAGCTTGTAAAGTTGTTGCTGTGTTAGAGCCTATAGTTAATGTGCCTGATATAGTTAAGTTTCTAATACCTGTTGAATCTTTACTAGCATCGACTGTTACTGCTTTTGATGCTTGTGCTGTTCCAAGTGTCGTAATATCTACATAATTTAATTCTGTTGTATTTGCTGTAACGCCATCTAGTAAGTTTAGTTCTGTGTGTGTTGAAGTAACTGCTCCAGTAATACTTGGAAAGGTTGC